CCAGGGGAGCGGTCAACCTGGGCCGTGCAATCAATGACCGGTTGCAGATGGGGGGGGTGAGGGCCGAGGGGTGGTGGGTTGATGGTGGTGTAGACCCCGCGAACAATTTTTTTATTACCGGCGAACAATTTTTTTTGTGACGCACTGTTGCGTTACGGCAACATGGCTAAATACTTGTTTTGATTGTGGGAATAGACCAGGCACCCGAGAGGGGTGAGAACTCTTTGGAGAGTGAGCCTCTGGTTTATCTAGGTTAGGGTTGGTTGAACCCTCTACGCAACTGGTCCTGTTCAGAGTCTGGTCTTACTGGAGTACCGCATAGTTCACCATGTTTATCGTGGTTGGTCGGCTCTACCTTCCACAGGGCTGGGTGATGGCCCCCGTGTTTTGAGTATACTTGTTTTATGCAAACGCTAGTGTACAAACCGGAAGACGAACAAGAACTTATGGCGACTCTGTGGATGCCTGCTATTGCAGACGATCCAGAGGCGTTTGTGATGTTTGCGTTTCCGTGGGGTAAAGAGGGTACGCCGTTGGAGCACTTTAGTGGGCCGCGTAAGTGGCAGCGTGAGGTGTTGCGTGATGTTGCTGCATACGTCAAACGGCAAAAAGGTCTGGTGGACTTTGAGACGTTGAGACATGCTGTGTCTTCTGGTCGCGGTATTGGTAAATCTGCCCTGGTGTCGTGGTTGACGATTTGGATGCTGTCTACTCGGATTGGGTCTACAACCATCGTTTCTGCCAACTCTGAGTCTCAGCTACGCTCGGTGACTTGGGCTGAGATTACAAAGTGGTTGGCTATGGCTATCAACAGCCATTGGTTTGAGATTTCTGCAACTAAAGTTGCCCCGGCTGCTTGGTTGACTGCGCTGGTTGAGAAGAATCTTAAAAAGGGCACGCGGTATTGGGCTATTGAGGGGCGGTTGTGGTCTGAAGAAAACCCCGATGCGTATGCGGGTGTCCACAATTACGATGGCGTAATGGTCATTTTTGATGAGGCGTCGGGTATTGCTGATGCAATCTGGTCTGTTACTGGTGGCTTTTTTACTGAAAACACCCCAAAACGGATGTGGTTTGCGTTTTCTAACCCACGGCGCAATTCAGGATATTTTTACGAGACTTTTCACTCAAAACGAGACTTTTGGACTTCTCGGGTTGTTGATGCCAGAACCGTTGAGGGCACTGACAAACAGGTCTATGAGCAAATCATCCAAGAGTACGGGCCTGATTCGTCCCAAGCTCATGTGGAGGTCTATGGGCAGTTCCCCAGTGAGGGTGATGACCAGTTTATCGGCAGTTTGTTGGTAGACGAGGCTATGAAACAGCCTGCCTACCAAGACTTTAGCGCCCCGATTGTTATGGGGGTAGACCCTGCCCGCTTTGGCGCTGACGCTACGGTGATTGCTATTCGCCGTGGGCGTGATTTGGTCAAGGTCATCAGGCATCGGGGCGATGACACTATGACGGTAGTGGGTCATGTGATTGATGCCATCGAAGAATTTAAGCCTGCCTTGGTTAACATTGACGAAGGCGGTTTGGGAGCCGGCATTGTTGACCGGCTTAAAGAGCAGCGATACAAAATCCGAGGCGTAAACTTTGGCAACAAGGCTAAAAACCCGATTATGTATGGCAATAAACGTGCCGAAATATGGGGTGAAATGAAGAATTGGCTAAAAACAGCCAGTATTCCTAAAGACCGCTTCTTGAAAACCGATTTGATTTCGCCTAAGATCAAGCCCGATTCCCGTGGGACTATCTTTTTGGAGTCCAAAAAAGACATGAAAAGCCGTGGTTTGGCCTCCCCTGATGCTGCTGACGCACTGGCATTGACGTTTGCGTTTTCTGTGGCAAATCGGGAACAACGTCCAACACAGAGTCACTCGCAGGGATACGGGTTTAGCTCAACAACTTCTTGGATGGGTGCTTAATGCCTCAAGACTACACAGGAATTGCCGCTGCGGGTGCAGTCAGTAACGGCGGCTCTGCAAAAAACAAAGACGAGTCCGAGGTGCTTGCCACGGCTCGTTCGCGTTTAAACATGGCAATTTCTGCGTTGTCTGAATCGCGGGAAGATGAAATAGACGATTTGCGGTTTTATGCAGGTTCGCCTGACAACAACTGGCAATGGCCCGCTGATGTGTTGGCAACCCGTGGCGCAGTGCAAGGGCAGTCAATTAATGCCCGGCCTTGTCTGACGGTCAACAAGCTGCCCCAGCACGTTCACCAAGTTACCAATGAGCAGCGGCAAAACAGGCCGCAGCCCAAGATCATTCCTGCTGATGACGGCGCAGACGTTGAAGTAGCCGAAATCTTCAACGGAATGATTCGGCACATTGAATACATTTCCGATGCTGACGTTGCCTACGACACGGTTTGCGAAAACCAAGTGTCTTACGGCGAGGGATATGCTCGCATCTTGACCGAGTATTGCGACGACAACACGTTTGACCAAGATATAAAAATTGGGCGCATCCGCAACAGTTTTTCTGTCTACATGGACCCGCTTATTCAAGACCCGTGTGGGTCTGATGCGCGGTGGTGTTTTATCACTGAAGACTTGCCCAAAGACGAGTACGAGCGCCAATACCCTAACGCAGCGCCTATTAGCACGCTGCAAACGCTAGGCGTTGGCGACCAAGGCTTTAGCCAGTGGATGAATGAAAACACGGTGCGTATTGCCGAGTATTTTTACGTTGAACACAACCAAGAAACGCTGAACCTGTATCCCGGCAACATCACTGCGTTTAAGGGCACGCAAGAAGACAAGATGTTGATGATGCAGTTTGGCAAGCCGTTGCGCTCACGCCAATCTGACCGCAAAAAAATCAAGTGGCTCAAAATTAACGGGTACGAAATTCTTGAAAGCGCCGATTGGGCTGGCGCTTACATCCCCGTTGTGCGGTGCGTCGGTAACGAGTTTGAAGTAGACGGGCGTTTGTACGTCAGCGGGTTGGTGCGTAATGCCAAAGACGCGCAGCGCATGTACAACTACTGGGTCAGCCAAGAAGCTGAGATGCTGGCGCTGGCTCCTAAAGCGCCTTTTATTGGTTACGGCGGTCAGTTTGAGGGTTTTGAAAAGCAGTGGAAGACTGCCAACACGCAAAACTGGCCGTATCTTGAGGTCAACCCAGACGTTACCGATGGTGCGGGTGCTGTGTTGCCGCTGCCTCAACGGGCGCAACCGCCGATGGCATCGAGCGGGTTGCTGCAAGCCAAAGCGGGCGCATCCGACGACATTAAGTCATCTACTGGGCAGTACAACGCAGCCCTTGGCATGACTTCAAACGAGCGCAGCGGCAAAGCTATTTTGGCTCGGCAAAAAGAATCTGACACCGGCACTTACCACTACGTTGACAACTACGCTCGGTTTATTCGTTACATCGGCAGGCAATTGATTGACTTGATTCCCAAAATTTACGACACGCAGCGTATTGCCCGCATCATTGGGCAAGACGGCGAGTCTAAGATGATTAAGATCAACCCCATGCAGGCCGAACCTGTAAAGAAGATCACCAATGAAACAGGCGTTGTAATGGAGAAAATCTACAACCCTGGCGTTGGCAAGTACGATGTAATGGTGATTACTGGCCCAGGGTTTGCAACCAAGCGGCAAGAGTCTTTGGAAGCGATGGCGCAGTTGTTGCAGGGCAATCCTGATCTTTGGCGCGTGGCGGGTGACTTGTTTATTAAGAACATGGATTGGCCTGGGGCGCAAGAAATGGCAAAACGGTTTTCTAAAGTTATTGACCCGGATATTTTGGGTGATGACGAAGACAACCCGGCGCTTGCTACTGCCAAACAGCAAATGGAAGCCATGAACCAAGAGATGCAGCAAATGGCATCTATGCTGCAAAACGTGCAACAGTCTATGGAAGCGCGGGAGTTGCAGATTAAAGAATTTGAGGCAGAGGTTAAGGCTTACAGCGCAGAAACGCAGCGCATTAGTGCAGTGCAGGCTAGCATGTCGCCCGAGCAGGTGCAAGACATTGTGATGGGCACTATTGCTGCGGCGCTTGACACGGGCGATCTTGTGGCCGGTTCACCTCAGTTGCCTGAAATGCCAGTTGGCGAAGAAATGCAACCCGAGATGCAACCCATGCCAGAACAAATGCAACAAGGAGCCATGCAATGACATGCGAAGCCTTTATGGGCAACTTGTTTTTGGCACGGGATGTAACGCATTCCGTTCACCTAAACACGCGCAGTTTTTCTAAGCACTCCGCGTTGCAGACGTTTTACGAAGAAGTGATTGAGCTGGCCGACAAGTTTGCAGAAGCCTACCAAGGCCGCAAAGGTTTGATTGGCCCCATTAGCTTGCAGTCAGCCAAAAAAACCAGCAATGTTGTTGAGTTTTTGGAGCAATCGCTCAAAGACATTGAAGACACACGCTACAAGGTAGTGGATAAAACAGACACGCCCCTGCAAAACATTATTGATGAAATTGTGGGCCTGTACCTGTCTACTTTGTACAAACTACGGTTTCTTGCGTAAATGCCTTTTACTGTTACAGGCGGCAAATACGCCCTTCAAACCCTCACGGCTGCGGGCACCAACACGGTCACTGTCAATGCGGC